AAAGTGGGCTGAACAGGAGGAACAGGATGATACTGACGCTGCGTAACGGTTCGGAGCCGTTGATGTGGAGTGTAAGCCAAGGGGGTCCCGGGTACCGCAACTATTTGGGTACGGTGCTGGCGAAGTGGACGGGTGGTGTGCACCCGTTTGTCGTGTGGACGATGTATTCGGACGACGGGGACCGGTGGGAATGCGAAGCAGGCGCTTACTGTGATACGATTAGGGGTGCATCAGAGATCTTTGCCCAGAGGGCAAGGACTCAGCCGGGACACTGGGTGTCTTGGTTTGAGCAGATAGAAGAGACAACCAACATGGAGGTTACCAGCAATGAGTAACATTTTGGAAACACTACCGGGACGGGACAGGGCCAGTAACTACAACTGGGATCTGTGGCTGGATGGGCGTGTGCACGAACTGATCGATGGTGAGGATTTCACGGTCAAACTGTCCAGCATTCGTGCGATGGCGTTTACTAGGGCGAAGGCGATTGGTGTGCCGATCACGACTCGTTCCACTGAGAACGGCCTAGCCGTTCAGGCTATTCGTGTGCCTGCCCGGAACGTGTGGTAGTCGTACACGACGACGATAACAATGACCACACCCTGTATCCTATTGTCGAGGTGCGTTGGGGGACGTACAACGAGTGGCATGAGCAAGTGTCACAGCAGATAGAGTGGACGGAGATGCTACGGGCGGAGGTTATAGCGTTGAATGCCGCCCGGATGCGTAGACAGATGATACTGGGAGATATACAGGAAATGGAATCAGAGTTATCCTAGGATAAAAGATCGTGGGGGTCGGGGTTTCCCCTCCTTTAACCCCGGCTCCCACACCCTCTAAAGGAGTAAAATGTCAGACGAAACTGAAGAAAAAGATATTAAAAGTGTTGGAGAATACCTCCAATTCTTGCGTGAAGGCGTCCAGTACAGCCTCGATTTGCAGTCAAGTTTGTTGCAGATTGTGGGCGATTTCGCCCACGATCAGGGCCACGCATGGGACCGGCTGATGGACGCCATGGGGCGTCTAGCCGACCACCCCCCCGAAGAGGACGACGGCCCGAATCTGACCGTCGTTTCCGACGACGACGGACAGGCTGGCTGACCTCGTGTACGGACATATGGCATATGACCAGCCCATAGGGGCTGGTCTATGCATATGCATATGGGGGGGCCACCCCTCCGGAACGGAAAGGTGCTAGGATGATGGAAGTGACCAGCGACCGGATAGTTCTCCGCCAATCTTGGCTGGGTCAACTGTCGATGTGCCCGGAGCGGGCACGGCAGGACATGCTCGGCCTTTCCGAATCGTCAGAATCGACCAGCACCGCCATCGGTACCGCCGTCCACTACGGGATCGAACAGTGCCTGTCGGAGACGATTGAACGGCAGGCACCCCTGTCGGTGGAGGAAACGGTGGAAGCATCCATGGAGGAATGGGCGCGGAAGGTGCCGGAGATTGTCCGCTGGAACCATCCGTCCGCCGACACGTGTACGACTATTGTGGAAAAGAATACGACCGCTTGGTGGCATGAAGTCCGCCCCGGTGTACGTCCCAAGGCGGCGGAGTGGACGTTTGAACTGCCGCTCGTTGTCGATCAGAAGCCGGAAATCTGGTTGCAGGGCACCGTGGACTGTGTGCAGGAGGACGGGCTGCCGATCATCGACTGGAAGAACCCGGGGCGTAAGCCGTCCGCCGAGTGGGAGAAGAAACGGTGGTCGGTGCAGGCCGCTGCGTACACGTGGGCTGCAGTCAAGGCCGGTATGGCTACTGACCCTCCGGGGTTTGAGTTTGTGCATCTTGTGAAGGGTGACGTTTACAGGACGCTTGTAGAGTATGGACCGGCGGAGTGGGCGAGTCTGGTTGCGCTGGCCCGCTCTGCCGGTACCCTAATATCCGCTGACCTGCCAGTATGGCCGCTGAACATGGCGGGCTGGCATTGCTCCCCCAAATGGTGCGGGGCGTGGTCTACCTGTAGGGGCAGGTTTGCGGGACCAGATCCATGGAACCAACTATAAGGAGAGATACCATGGTAGCAGCAAAAAGTAATGATATCAGGGTTACGGTGACACGCCGCAGTGTGATGCAAGTTGCACCTTACGAGTCGGAAGAAGCATCGTCGTCGGTGGAGTTTTCCATGGACGCTGGTGCTTCGGCGGAAGAGGTCATGGGTGAGCAGTCGGCGTGGAGTGACAGGCTCGCTACCGCCAACTACGAGTCGTTGGGCATCGGCTATGAGATTACGGAGGTGGCGGTTCGACGGTTGCAGAAAAGCGTTCCCGGGGGCAACGAGAGTCCTGCCGTGGCTGCCGCCCCGCCACGACCAGCCGCTACGACCGGTGCCGGTGCGCAGGACGACCTGTGGCGGGACGTGATGAACAACAACAGTAAGTGGTTTACGAACTGGCCGGAGCAGTTGGATGGCAACGAGAATCCGAAACGTCCAGCGTACCGTCGTTCCGTTGACGGCAAGGGGTTGTGGTTGACACGCAAGGACGGGTCGGCAAACTTCCCGAACTTCTTCGTCTGCCCCAAGACGGGCAAGGCCGGTGAGGCTCTGACGGAGATCGGCAACCAGATAAGTCAGAAGGCGGCATCCAACTAGCATCAGCCCCCGACAAGACGATGGCAACCCTATTTTCCGAAGGGGAAGTAGCCCTCCGTTTGGCTGATGCCATCCGGCCCAACGAGGGTGAACCCCCAGCCGACACGGTTGACGTGGCGAAGGGGCCGAAACGGTTCCCGCTCACCTCCACAGTGGTGGACAGCCTCGTGGGGTTCATCCAGAACCCCACCGAACGGTGGTATCTGGGCTTCCCAGAGTTTGACCTTGCCACCCGTGGTGTGGGCCGTGGTGAGGTGATGATGGTGTTGGGACGGTCCCACACTGGCAAGTCGCAGATCCTCCTCAACAGTATCGTGTGGAATCTTGTCAACCATCACGACACGCATGCGGTCATCTTCTCGTTGGATGAGCCACGTGAACTGGTGTTGATGAAAATGTTCTGCCTGCTGAAAGGCCGCTCCTCCGAAGAGGTGGAGGACGCTATCAAAGAGCAGGACAAGGACACGTTGTCCGATTTGGAACGGGCAGCGACACAGGAACTGTCCCGGGTGGCTATCGTGGATGAGGCAATCCACTTGGATGAGATGGCCCGGGTTATGGATGAGGCGACGGCATGGTGGGGGTGTTCCCCCAACTTTTGCATGATCGACTATTTGGAACTGCTACCGGGTGGGGATGCCGACGCGGTGGGTGTCACCTCCAAGGCTCAGGCCATCAAACGGTGGGCGAAAACCCAGCGGGTACCGGTCGGGCTTGTGCACCAGTCGGGCCGTGGGAGTTCCCCCCCGGGGTATGCGGCAGGCTTGTACGGTGGCCGGTACGGTGGTGAACATGAGGCGATCTTCGTACTGGAAGTGTACCGTAAGAAGGACCGTCACGACCTGTCGCATTGGGAATCCAAATATCATGCCAACAGTATCAACCTGAACTTGTGTAAGAACAAGCGTACCGCTAAGGTGTTGGACCAAACCTATTACATGGATCCGGTGTGCGGTCACGTACATCCGTACCATGAAGAGTTGATACCGGACACAGCGCAAGTGTAAAGACGATGGACCGAAACGTCAGTGCCGAAACTGTTGCCGGGTTCGCCTCGCTGTTTCAGGGTGGCTGCATGGCGCAGTCTCTGCCGGATGGCGGCTTCTACCCGATGGAGAACCCTGACGGGTCTTTCTACCCTGCCACCGGGGAAGCCTACCAGAAGGCCGTAGAGGCCCATCTGCGCCGAGAAGGGGAGGGTATCGGGGTGTACCCTCTCATGGCGTTACAGGGGCCGGAAGGGGCCTTAGAAGCGTTCACAGCGTGGTGGGGGTGCGTCGATTGGGATGAGGGGTATGAGGCGTCGTTCATCCACGCCAAAAACGTACACGAAGTCCTCGCCCAACTAGGCGTCAAAGGATGGGTGGAACGCTCCCGATCCAAAGGCTTCCACCTGTGGGTGTTCTTCACCGAACCAGTCGCAGCCCGCAGGGTACGCGACGGACTGATCGGCGCATGCAACATCGTGAACGCACCCACCAAAGAAGTCAACCCGAAACAAATATCGTTGGTGGGCAAGAAGATAGGCAACGGGATGCGGCTCCCCTACCCGGCGTTACGGCAACCCGGCCAGCACGAAATGCTCAACCCGAAAGCCACCTACTCGCAGATCCCCACCGCCGACTCGTTTGTTACACAAGCGTTACAAACACGGATCACTGCAGAACAGTGGGAAGCAGCCGTCACCCTGTACAAGAAGAACGAACCGCCCCCGGCGCGCCGCGCCTCATACAGTTACACGGGGCGCAGGCTCACCGGCATGGCAGAAGCCATCCGACGTACCGGGCCACGGCAGACACCGGACAAACCCCACGGTGACCGGTCGATGACCCTGTTCAGTCTGGCCTGCGCTATGATCCGCCAGTCGTACGGGGACGGTGATATAATCAACGAGTTGAAGAGCGCCGATGAAGACTGGGGCGGCAAGTACGCCAAGCGTCCGGATGGCAAGGAAAGGTTGGAGGGTGTGTTGGAGTCGGCACATCGGGAAGCGTGGAGGAATGAGTGATGATCCCAGCAGCAGAGGGTGCCGGATGAAAAGTTTCTTTGTTCGGATAGAGCGCCGACCCAAGGTCAAGGCACGCCCCCGTCACAACAAGAAGGGTCAGGTGTTCACCCCCAAGGGCACCTTGGACGAGGAGAAGGAGATCAGTGCCGCATGGCGACGTGTCAAGGGACCCAAGTTTGAGGGACCAGTCGAAATCCATGTTGCGTACACGCCAGACGAGACGATCCTGACCGTGTGCGAATCCCCCCACAGTGCCAAGAGCCTGCGAGGCGACCTTGACAACTATCTCAAGTTGACGTGCGACGCCCTCAACGGGGTGGCGTGGGTAGACGACGGGCAGATCGTGCGCATCAGCGCAGTAAAGGTAGACCGCATTGATACTGATTGAACTGGACGCATGGGAATACGAATGGGCATCCCACGTCGGTGCCCGCCGCTTCATTGAGAACTGGGGCAAACGTGACGCACCCCACTACGACAAGAAGCGGATGGAGGACGACCGCACCGCACAGGTCGCCGCATGTGTCGGAGAACTCGCCGTAGCCAAAGCCACCAACCAGTACTGGTCGGGGCACGTCTGGCAC